ATATAAAGTTTATCGCCTTTCTCTAAAGCATTAACTAATAAATCACTCAAGCCGATTGCTCGCCTGATTACATCAGACTTACTAGGTGCTTTAAACTTTTCTTGAAGCCTAGCGGTTTGTTCAACCGTTTCATCTTTCATTCTAAACTGTACCAAATTTAAATTTGACATAATGTTGTTGTCCCCATTCATTACTCACATGCTAATTGTAGTACAAAACAAATGTGTTGTCTAGTTTTCCAACAAAAAGGAGAGGAAAAAAATTCTCTCCTGTCCTTAGGTTTGATTATCGAGATAATCAGACCTAAGGACCAAAACACTAGTTAAGTGCTTGTTTTATAATCATTTGCTTATGTCACAAGCTGTCACAAATATAGTATAATAATCGCACTAACAAAATGATTCGTAAATATACTGATTTTTAGGTTACTTATAATCTAAAAAGTTATATTTGTTTTCATTTTGCATTTTAATTGAGAGAGAGTGTATAAATGAGGTGTTTTTTCAAGAAACATATATTCCATAAAACATATGATCAAATTATAGGGGGAATAATAGGGCGCCATGTTGAATGTAAAAATTGTAAACTTGAATATGCTTTATGGTGGCATCTTGAGAAACCACATAAACCAATTGGAAAAACTATAAGAGTAAATATATCAGCAATGCTACGAGCTTATCCTATTTGACAATTTTAAATATTAAGACATAAAATACAAGCATTCCTGAATGAAAGCCCTTTAAGGCAACCTTTCATTTTGTAATCACACATAATATTGGCCGGTATAGCCGTAACCCAATAGTTATCGATAGGAACACGTGAATCACGTGTATTTATTTATACTATTGAGGTACGCAATCATGGCTGATCAAATTGATTTAGCAACCGCGTCGCAACTATTCGACACCGAAGTAACTATCCGTTACCAAAATAAGCAATTTCTTGCAGATACAATTGAAGAAAGACATGGCACAACTGGTGAAGCTACCAACGTTCCTGTTTCTGATATTGTTGAAATGCAAAACCAAACCTACGCACCAACAGATATTCCCATTACACCGGTTGATGCAACCAATGTAATGATTATCCCTTATAACTATGCACTCAAAACCGTTATTGGTGGTGGTGAAAAGACTCTTTTCGCTTACGACAAAATAGTTGACCATGCAAAGTTACATGCTCTAGCCGCAGCTAGAATGGTAGATTATATAAAGATTAATGCTCTCTATACCTCTTCTGGTTTCGGTACCATATTTACCGTTGATGCAGCGGTGGGCGTAAACACTGGTATGAATGAAGGCAAATTAGCCCAAGCATTGTCTTACCTAGAAAACCAGGGTGTTGATGTAATGGACAATGCTTGTTCCTTATGGCTGCCAGCAATCACAAAACAATCAATGTTGAATGATGATCGTGTTGTAAATATATTTTACAACGATGTAAGGCCATTAGTTGATAACAGATTGTCTAGTTACTTAGGTGTAGATATTCGCACACTAGGTGCTAACGGTATTAACACTATACCTTTCACAAGCTCTATGGGGACTGATACATATTTGACTCCTTTAGTACATATGGACTCAATGGTTCAGATATTCAACCGTGACGTTTCAACCAGCATCACTTGGGTGCCGCAAAATGATAGATGGGAATTGTTAACGGTCCTAACATCTGGTGCCAACGTAATTCAATACAACGGTATTGCGCTGATTGAGACAGCTAACCCATACGTGGCTAACGCATAAGGAGTGGTTCATGTCTAATTTCCAAACCCTATCACTAGTAAGTGAAGGAAACATAAGTACCGCACCAAGTATCTTTATTGCGAGTACTTCTGATAGTTTAGGTACAATTACAACGGCCGGCTATATGAATGACCTAGGTGAAGCTGGTGTCGTTAAGCCTAATGATGTGCTGTATATCAACTATTCAGATACAAGTACATTCCCTTTGAATACTGGTGAGGCATCTACTTTACTAGAATTCAAGGTAAGTTACTCGGCACCTAACTGGACAATAGCAAGTGTTTTAACTGCAATTGGTCAAGCAGCTGCTAAAGATGTCACCGACAATACAAAAACTTATGTTGCATCTGTTGATGGTGCTCCAGCATCTTATACAGCTGGCAGTTTGTTACTTGCTGGTGATACTAATGGTAGTGTAGGTTCAGATTCCGGTTATAACGTAGACAACTTATTGTTAGTAGCGTCCGTGGCAATTACAGCTGCTCAGTTTAAAGCATTGTATTCTGCCCCTAAGTTACTGATTGCCGCACCTGGCGCAAATAAGTTGATCGTGGTTCACCGCATGGAACTGGTAATGACTTATGTATCAGCAAACTATGCAGTCGGTGGAGTTGTTGCTGCACAATATGATTCAACTGTTCATGGTGCTGGTGTTCCTGCAACCAATACTGAAGCAGCCGCGGATTTCTTTGCAGCAGCAAGTACTACTTTCGGATTTAATGGATCAACAGTCTTAGCTCCATTCTCAACTTCAGTGAATAAAGGGCTATATCTAAGTTGCGCTACAGCTGATTTTACAACTGGTGATTCTACCTTCGTTTGTAAAATCTATTATCGCATTGTTGCTACGGCGTAACTGCAATGCCTACGCAATTGCAGCTTGTAAATCGAACTCTTTCAGAATTGGGGCGGCTTGCGGTCGCCTCAGTTAATGAAAGCCCCGATGCGCAACAGGCAAATGCAAAGCTTATTGAATTAGCACCAGAATTATATGAAGTTTATAATTGGACTTTTTTAGTTAAATTTGTTTTAGATAATACTCCATTAACCTTCAATTTCTCACCAGATTATAACTATACCTATCAATTGCCAGGTGATTTTGGGAAATTTTTTAAATGGGAAGCTGTGGGTTCTCAATGGCCTATTTATGAATTTGCTGATGGTTATTTATTGGCACAAGTAAAACCGGTTGGTTATTACTATATTGTTAATCAAGCAGCACCAGAAGTTTATAAGCCATTATTTGCTAGAGCATTGGTTTTATATGCAGCAGCAAAGCTTGCGCCAACACTCACCAATAATATTCAACTAGCAGCCTATCTTGAAAAAGAATATGAAAAGATGATAACAAAGGCTATTTTACAAGATGACATGGAAAGGAGTGTATCTGCCACACCTTACAATGATTTCGACCGTATAACCTTTGTTTAATGCTAAAAGTTTGTGTTTTCAAACTAAACTGGTGTTTTAATTAAAGTATACTTATATTAAAGGTGTGATTTATGTCGAGTAAGATGGTAAGGCAAACCGCCTTTACTGCGGGTGAAGCCGATCAGATAACCTGGAAACGTACCGATATTGCGGAATATTTGACCGCTGCCCAAAGCCTTTTAAACGCAGAAGTAGGAACAACCGGTCTAGCACGTAAACGAAAAGGTACAACCTTTAGATATAATGCTACGGGTGATGCTATTTTTAATTCAACTATGTATGAGTTCGTTGACAAAAATGGTCGCCATTATATAGTCCTTGGTAGTGATCAATTCTTTTATGTCTTATCAACACCTAATTCAGAAACTCCAGTTATAGACTATCAGGGTAGATATGTTGTTACCTATAGAGGGGAACAAGTTGTTTATGATGATGAGACTATTAATTTAGTTCAAGCCATCCCAGTGGATTATACTGGAGCTGATTTATTTGATATTGATTACACGCAAGACAATGACACACTGATTCTAACGTCCCCAAACTATCCACCAGGCCGTATTTTTGTAAGTAGTTACTCACCACTTACCTTTGCATTTGAATATTTAGATATTTATCCGCTTCCTGCTTATGACTTTAATAAAATAAATTATAATGCTGCCACTGTAACATTGAGCGTTCTTGCATCAGTATTAACTATAACATTCTCAGCGTTGCCAGCAACAGCACGCTATACAGATGCTTGGATTGGTGGCCAGATTGTGGGTGGTGGTGCCACTGAATTAGCTCCACTCGGCTACGCGATTATTACAGCAGTGTCTCAGGTATCAGCAGGTGCGGATGTTACTTTTACCGCAACAATACAAATACCCTTTCAAACAACAGATTATGCAACATCAGGGTCACAGTATTCTATTAAACAGCCAGCTTGGGTCAATACACTCGACAATCCTTATGGATTAGGTTATCCCGCAAAAGTACTTTATTTCCAAAACAGATTATGGTTTGGAAATACTGCGTTATTGCCAAATACAGTATTTGGATCGAAATTAAATCAACCAATATCCTTTGACGTTGGAACAGGAAAAGAAACAGATGCAATTATATACACAATTGGTCAAACAAATAGTGGCGCAATTCTATGGCTTAATGGTGGCAAGCAGCTTGAGATTTACACTACTAACTTTGAATTCGCGTGTCCACAAAATGAGGATATTGGACTCACGCCTGGTACCTTTTCTATCAGGCAACAATCCTCATATGGATCATCAAAAATATTGAAGCCTCAAACATATATAAATGATTCCTACTTTGTACAAAAAACAGGTAAGGCCGCAATCAATTTTCATTTCACTGGAGTGGGTCTTGCTTATCAGTCCACAAATATTGCCCCTCAAAGCCAACACTTAATGAAGAATCCAGATGGTCGCGCATTGTTACGTGGTACTGATGTTTCTCAAGATAACTTCATTTACTTTTTGAATGATGGAGATGACACTATCACAGCGTTTCAGTTTGCTAGTGAGATTAAATTAGCAGCTTTAACGCCTGTGAAGTTCCAGGATAATATTCAATTAATTGATATATGTACTGTAGATAATCATGTTTATATTTTGAAATATTATGAATTGACACAGCAATTTACTATTGAAAGGTTTGAGACAGATGTATTTATTGATAGTGCTGAAAGTCATTTGATGGACTCAACCGGATTGATAACACAACTAGATCGATTAAATGGGTACGTGGTGCAAGTTGTATATCAAGATCAAGACTTCGGGCAATATTTAGTTCAAAACGGACAGATAGATATACCTAATCCAACAGAAATTACAGCCATGGTGCAAATAGGATTGTTGTATAATATTGAAATTAAGCCTATGTACCCCTTTTATAGTGCAACATCTTCATCCTTTGAAAAGCAAATCAGTCGTATCTATGTGGATTATTATCAATCACTTAATTTTTATATTAATGGTGATTTGGTACAGTATCAAAGTTTCCATGAAATACAATTAGGATTACCATTGGTGCCTAAGACAGATACAGCGATTTACTCACCAGTTTCAGGATATTCTCGATTTGATGATCAGGCAATTGTGATTACACAATCGTCACCTTTTGATTTACAAATATTATCGATTGGGTATCAAATAGAAATGGCAGTCATATAAAGAGGTCATTGATTATGGGTTTAGAGACAGCAGGATTTGCGATGGCAGCCGTGGCAGCTGGTGCAACAATTGGCAAGATGAGTGCTGAAAAAGAAGCAGAGCAAGCAAATTTATCTGCTCTTAATCAGCAATCAAAGCTGTTAACGTTGCAATATCAACAAAAAAACATGCAGAATTTAGATATAACTGAAAAGTTATTAAGTAAACAGGCAGCCCAAATGGCTGCTCGTGGTGTTGCATTTGATTCACCAAGCTTTAATGCCATTCAGCGAGAAACTATAAATAGCGGATCACGAAAAGAAGGTAATTTAAAAACTGAAGAATCTTTAGGACAGCAATCTTTAGCTATTGAGCGAAGAAATGTAAAGTCTACTTTGCACGCACAATTATTTGGTGATGCTGCAAATTTTGCATTTGGTGTTGCAGGTGTTGCTGATAAATGGCCAACCAAAGGTGGTACAGGAAAATTACCACAAGTTGAGGATTTATAATGGCGAGTGAAATTGTACAGGCAACAGATTCTAATCCCACCATACAACCACCGCCAATTAATTCAACTGCTCGCGGTTCAGAAAATATTGCTAAAGTTTTAGGGGGGATTGCTGAACGTGCAATTGCAAAGTCTGGTGATTTTGCAAATGAAGCCTCTAAAGCACACCTACTTCAAACGCATGGCATGATTCAAGATATCGAATCGCAAAGTAAAATTGAAATTTATAGAAGCCCAGAGCACGCAGAAACGATTGCTAAAAATGCCAGTGATTCAGTAGATAAAATAAAAAGTCTCGCCACATTGAATAGGGCTGATAG